TTGCAGAGATTGTTCCAGCAGCACTAACAATCGCAGTCGCAGCAGCAGATACTGTAGATAATCCTGCAAATGTTATTGTTGGGGATGTTGTATATCCTGAACCACCTGAAGTGATAGTTACAATACCAACTATACCGTTCTCTATCTTGGATGTTGCAGCAACACCTGTTCCATCACCAATTACTTGAACTTGTGGATTGGCAGTATATCCAAAGCCAGGATTTACTAAATCAATATTTTGAACAACAGACTTCTTACTATCACTAATATTACCCTCAATAGCAACACCACTTAATAACTTAGATGTGGCAATACCAGATAATCCCCCTGCAGGTGCAGATGATATTGCAACTCTTGGTGCAAACGTAAATCCTTTACCTCTATTTGATAAGAATATTTGTTGAATACCACCATTTATAATTCCAGTAATGGCAGTTGCTTGAGATGCAGTTCCAACTAATGTTAGTTTTTGTGTGCCACCAGATCCAATAAGAATCTCCTCTCCATCTGCTCCTTCTACTGCTTCTAAAGTATCGTCTATTTCATCAACACCAGTATCAATAACCTCATCCTCGTAGCGGAATAGTTCACATGTTAGTTTAAAAACATAGGTGTCTCTTAACTGATAAAATGGTTTCTCATGTTCTACATATTTGATTTCAAATATACGATCACCTAATGGGAAATAAATCAAATCTCCCTCTTTTGGCCTTGTAGAGAGTTTGACATTAGATTCATTTTTCATTAAGGGAGATATATAAGTTTCAAATCTTTCCCTTGATATAATCAAAGTAACTTCGTTTGTTGCTTGTATACCAAATTTTGATAGTGTTGTAGGCATCTCATCATACCCATCAAAGTTATCAATATATGCTTCTATGGGATATGCATCATCAAACTTTGATTGAACCACCTCTTTTAATATTGATTTTTCACTGACAAATTTTCTTGGCATATAATGAACTTCTACACCATACATCTTCAACTGCTCGTTAATCAAAGATTGAAC